CGTGGGGACTGTGGCAGCGTTTTGCTACTTTTCACTCACAGCGGTCCAATGATCGCCGGTTTCCACAGACTATTGTTTGAAAACTTCTTTTCGTGGCACATTGCTATTACGGCGTGTCATAGAGAGGATTTACCAGACTTGTCCGATGTTGTGGGCCGGGGTGATCCGAAACTTGATTCACCTAGTAGTCGTTTCGGTGAACTTCAAGCACTCCATCCAAACTCTCACGTTAGATTTATAGAGAGTGATTTGAGAGCTGAAGTTTTTGGTTCGTTCAACGTTTGGCGCTCAGAACCTCGTTCAAAAATGCGTAAGACGGTGTTTTACGATGATTTGGTTGCTCAAGGTATTGACCCACAAATGTTACCAGCGGTCATGAGCGGTTGGAAAGCTGATCAGAAAAATTTGAAAAAGCTTACCACCAATAACGTCCAAATCAACGAGGTTATCTTACGTGCAGCTGGTGAATCCATGCTGAAGTCGTGGGACCCTGCGCTACCATTTGCTCGTGAGGAGATGATGATTTACGATGTCAACAGTTCCCTTAACGGAGTGGCTGGTCTTAGATTCGTTGATCGAATGAATTTCTCTTCGAGTGCAGGGTGGCCGTATTGTGCTTCAAAGAAGGCATTTCTGATCCCAGATCCCACAGATGAAGATGAACATCGTGTCCGTGTTACGGACGAGATTATGTCTGATGTGGAACACATTCTGGATGAATATGCCAAGAACAACACTAGTTGCACAGTTTTCCAATATGCCAAAAAGGATGAGATGCGTCCCATTCAGAAGGTATTAGATGAGAACACAAGAGGCATCAATGGAGGTCAGTTTGGATTTACGATTGTCATGCGTCAGCTAACGTTAGCTATGACGCGTATTATGCAATTGAATCCAGACATCTTCAATTTGTGTGTTGGTCTTGAGGCACAGACGGCCCAATGGAGCGAGCTTCTTGCTCGCCTCAAGCGTAAGGGTTTCACCAAGTGGGTGGCCATCGATTTCACTGGTTTTGACTCATCGTTCATGACTAAGTGTATGAAGGAAGCGTTTCGAGTTGTGTTGGCTTTTATGGATAAATCCGGAGCGACAGAGCAACACAAGAAATACTTCAAATGTATGTCATACGATCTTATGTATTACATGGTCAATTTTTGCGGTACGTTGATGCAGTTGTGTGGGAAGAACCCATCAGGACATGCATGGACAGTCATCATTAACAGTATCGTGAATGAGTTGTACATGAGATATGCGTACATCATCTTACACCCTAAATTCGATGAAGAGATGGAATTCGACAAATTGTTGGATATTGCTCTCGGATTCGATTTTGACGTCGCGTTAGCCACCTACGGTGATGATTCCTTCAAATCTGTTTCGGAGGAATGCGAGTGGTATAATCACACGGCGATCAAGGATGCAATGGCGAAATTCGGAGTCACGGTCACCATGGCCGATAAGACTTCGGAATCGCGTCCCTATATCACTCAGGATGAGGTTTCGTTTCTAAAGCGGAAGTTTGTCTTTAATAGTGATTTCGGTAAGCACGTGGCACCATTGGAGCCAATGTCTATCTACAAATCTCTTTGCTGGAACCGGTTGTCGAGTGTCGACTCGCCAGCAGAAACATTGGCTTCTTGTGTGATGTCAGCCACTTATGAGTGGGCGTGGCACGGACGTGAGAAGTATAATGAAGAGATGACGCGATTGCACGCACTGTGTGACAAGTACGATATCAAGTACACTAAAATTCCATTTGAGTTCTTTATTGAAAAATTTAAGAGCGATTCTGCGGCATTCTACGCCGACATGGAAAAACGTGGAAAGACATTTGAACAGTCCGGGCAGTGCGACTATATGCCTAGTTATCATGTGCCCGCCCCTGTGTATGTGTCAGGAAATGTAGGTAAGTGTTATTTCTTTAGTACTTCGTGTGATTTTGATCTTGGTAATTATATGTTGTGGCTTATTCTTCATTTTGTGGTGTGTTATACTTGGTTTCCGTTTATCTTCTTTTGTTTGAATTTCCGCTTAAATCCAGAGTGGAAAGATTTTCGCTCGGCCATTATTGATATCTGCCTTTTTGCAGCGTTGATGCCGAACCTGGTAACCTTTGCCATCACGACTTCCCCTAGGGATATTTTCGTGATGGCATACATGTGGCGCCGCCTGGTGTCACGACGTCGCTAACGCGGCGTCAAACCAAAGATGTGCTCGTCTGCATTGATCTCTGCACCTACTCTTCGGAGGTGTAAATGCTTGCAGACGGATAAGGGACTTCCTATTTAGGAAGCGCGGTGAACCTGCCGCAGAAGACTGCCCCAGCCGGGGACTCAGGGCTCCAAAGAGTGTACGCCCTGTTTTATATTTCACTTGCTTCAATTA